CCCGCTGCGAATGTAAAAGGAAATCATGAGCGACGTCAGCACAAAAACCAGTTCCGTCACGGCGATGGAGCCGGATTGGGAATTGGCGCGTGCGCTGCTCGGCGGAACCAGGGCGATGCGCGCCGCAGGGCAGAAGTACCTGCCGAAGTGGCCGAACGAGGACCAAAAGGCGTACGACTGCCGCCTCGCGTCCGCTGTCCTGTTCCCGGCCTACAAGCGCACGGTTGATACGCTGACCGGCAAGCCGTTTGCCGAACCGATCACGCTGGGCGACGATGTGCCGGCCAATATCGCCGAGTGGACGAAGGACATCGACCTGCGCGGCCGGAACATCGATGCATTCGCCGCCGACCTGATGGAGTCCGCGCTCGGGTATGGCATCTGCGGCATCCTAATCGACTACCCGACGACGCAGGATCAGGACGGCCGACTGCTTTATCCCACGCGCGCAGCGGAAATCGCCGCTGGCGTGCGCCCGTACTTCATCCAGATCCATCCTTGGCAGGTGCTTGGCTGGCGCGACGAGTACCAGGGCGGCATGTGGAAGTTGACCCAGCTTCGTTTGCTGGAATGCGTCGACGAGCCAGACGGTGACTATGGAGTGAAGTCGGTCAACCAGGTGCGCGTGCTGACGCCTGGCGCCTGGGAAGTCCAGCGCCAGAACGAGAAAAAGGAATGGACTCTCTACGACAGCGGGACGACCAGCCTGGACATCATTCCGTACGTGCCGGTGTATGGTCAGCGCACGGGATTCATGACCGGCCGGCCGCCTCTGATCGAGGTGGCGAATCTCAACGTCGCACATTGGGCCTGCGCCAGCGATCAGCAAACCATTCTGCACATGGCTCGGGTGCCGATCCTGGCCGTTACCGGCGTTGACGACGATTTCGAGATGACGGTTGGCGCCGCCAGCGCGGTCAAGATCCCGGCCGGCGGCGACATGAAGTGGGTCGAGCATACAGGCCGAGCGATCGAGGCAGGCGCCAGCGAACTGGAGTCCATCGAGGAACGTATGCGCCAGTCGGGCGCGGAGCTGCTGGTCCTGCGCCCGGGGAAGATCACGGCAACGCAGACCGCCACCGAGAATGCGGTTGGCATGTGCGCGTTGCAGCGCATCGCCAACAACTTGGAGGGCGCGCTCGACCAGGCGCTGCAAATCATGGCGTTGTGGATTGGCGAGCCGACCGGTGGTCACGTCGCGCTATTCAAAGATTTCGGGATCGCCTCACTGTCCGAAGCATCCGCGCAGATCCTGCTGGATTCCGCCAAGGAGCGCAAGATCAGCGACAAGACGTATTTCGCCGAGATGAAGCGCCGCGGGATCGTATCGGCAGACATCGATTGGCAGGACGAGAAAAAGCTGATTGATGCACAAGAGCCTGCTGTCGCAACGATGAGCATCGATAGACAGGCGTAAAATAGACGAGCCCGCAAAGTGCTACCAACACGATGCGGGCTCTAACCAAACAACCTGTTTAGGAGGTTCGTATGGATTCCGCATTAGAGCACTGTTCAGTCGAGAATTGCAAGAATGATGCGTCAAACGCGTCAGGCGGGCGTGCCAAGCTGTGTTGCGCGCATTATAAAAAGAAATTGAAGTATGGCGACCCTTGCTATGTGCATGTGAGGCCAAGCAAGGTGATGGAATGGGTGAAAAGCGCCCTTAGTTACGACAGTAGAGACTGCTTAATTTGGCCGTTCGCCAGATCAAAGCAGGGTTATGGAAGCATGCGGTTCCATGGCACAACGCAACTTGCGCATCGCGTGATTTGCGAGTTGGCGCACGGCAGCCCTCCGTCACCACTAAGTCAAAGCGCACATTCGTGCGGTAAGGGGCATGAAGGTTGTGTCAACCCAACGCATCTGCGATGGGATTCCCGGGCCGGTAACTTCTCAGACAAGATCAAGCATGGAACGGATAGTCGTGGCGAGAAAAGCTCGCTTGCAAAAATTACCAATGATGACGTGATTCGGATTAGATCTTTGCGCGGCAAAATGAGCCAGAGCGCAATCGGCGCAGAATACGGATTAACGCAGCCGACGATAAGTAAAATTCAATCTGGCAAGCGGTGGAGTTGGATGCCGTAGTCGGAATCGCATCAAAATTGAAGCCAGCCTAGTGCTGGCTTTTTTCATGCCCGGACGAAGCTTCGAATGGGTGAACCGGGTCGGATGACCCAATAACGCTGACGGATGTCAGGGAAAGTAAACCCCATGCCTTTCAAATTTTTACCCGACGGTACGATTGCAGTCGATGCCGAGAAGAAGCTGCCGATCTTCATCAATGCCGAGGGCACCGAAGCCCCATTCGACGCGGACGGCACGATAGCGACTATCAGCCGACTCAACGGCGAGGCAAAAGCAAATCGAATCGCCAAGGAAACCGCCGAAGCGGCGCTCAAGCCTTTCAAGGACGCCGGCATCGACGATCCGGCCGCCGCCGCCGAGGCGATCAGGCTGGCAAAGAACCTGAAAGAAGGTGAGCTGGTCACCGCCGGCAAGGTCCAGGAGATCAAGGACGCGGCCGCCGCATCCGCAAAGCAGGCCGTCGCCGAGGCCACCCGCGCCGCCGAAGCGCGCGAAAAGGCGCAGGGCGAGGAAATCTCCAAGCTGACCGGCCAATTGAACAGCCACATCATCGGCGGCAGCTTCGCCGGCTCGAAGTTCATCGCTGACAAACTGGCCATCCCGGCGGACATCGCACAAAAGGTATTCGGCGAGCGCTTCAAGGTAGACAACGGCAAGTTGGTCGCCCTCGGCGCTGACGGCAACCCGATCTTTTCCGCGACCCGCCACGGCGAACACGCCGATTTCGAAGAAGCCATCCAGGTGATGGTCGGCGCGTACACGCACAAGGATTCGATTCTGAAGGGCTCCGGCGCTTCCGGTAGCGGAGCGCGCCAAGGTGCCGGCGGCGCAGGCGGCAAGGACCTTTCTGGCCTGTCGCCGGTCGAGCGGATGAACGCCGCGCGCGCACAAGCGAAGTAAGCAGCACCCCTTGCAGTACAGCAGTTAGCGGGCCGCCCCGGGCAACTCGGGCGGCCTTTTTCATTGCCGCAACTCGGATGAGACGAGCGGCGCACGGGCCGGATAGCCCAACAAGCAAACCAACCCGTCCGCGAATGCGGCAACGAAAGGAAATAACATGGCTCTGACTCTTGTCGAAGCAGCGAAGCTGGCATCCGGCGATGTGCTGCGTTCCGCGATCATCGAACTGTATGCCGGTTCGTCCGCGATCCTGCAAACCCTGCCGTTCGAGACGATCGCCGGCAATGCACTGAAGTACAACCGCGAGGATTCCCTGCCTGGCGTCGGCTTCCGTGGCGTGAATGAAGCGTACACGCCGTCGACCGGCATCCTGAACCCGCTGACCGAGTCCCTGGTGATCGCCGGCGGCGACCTGGACGTGGACAAGTTCATCATCGACACCATGGGCGCCAACCAGCGTTCCGTGCACGAGGCGATGAAGATCCGCGCGCTGTCGCTGGCCTGGACGAAGAAGTTCGTCAAGGGCGACAACCAGAGCGACCCGCGCGAGTTCGACGGCCTGCAAGTGCGCGTCACCGGCAACCAACTGATCGCCGCCGGCTCGACCGCCAACGGCTCCGCCCTGTCGCTGTCCAAGCTGGACGAGGCGATCGACCAAACCCTCAACCCGACGCACCTGCTGATGAGCAAGGCCATGAAGCGTCGCCTCACGCAGGCATCGCGTTCGACCACCGTCGGCGGCTTCATCGCCATGGGCGTCGACGCCTTCGGTAAGCCGGTCGAGATGTACAACGGCCTGCCGATCCTGACCGTCGACCTGGACAACGCCGGCGCCGCCATCCTGCCGTTCACCGAAGCCTGCACCTCTGGCACCGCGACGGGTACCTCGATCTACGTTCTGAGCTTCGGCAACGACGGTGTGCTGGGCCTGCAAAACGGCGGCGTCGACGTGCGCGACCTGGGTGAACTGCAAAGCGCACCGGTCTTGCGCACTCGCGTGGAGTGGTACAACGGCTTCGGCGTTTTCAACGGCCGTGCCGTGACCCGCCTGTGGTCCATCGCTGACGCCGCTGTCGTCGCTTAATTTCCGCCAACGATAAGGACTCGACATCATGGCAAACATCTACTCCCAACGTACTTACGACAACGCCCTCCTGCTCAAGGCGGCAGGGCTTGTCGCGGCCACCGCCACCGAATCGGTGATTCTCGACCTGGGCGCCGGCCTGTTCGATGCCGATCTGGTGATCGACGTTTCGGCGATCGAAGTGGCGACCGGCGACGAGAAGTACACCATCCACCTGGAAGGCTCGAACGTCGCCGCAATGACGTCGGGCTCGGTAACGCTGGCCAACATCCCGATGGGGAACAAGACCGATCCGGCCGACGCCGCCACCGGAACGGGGCGGTTCATCGTCCCATTCCGCAACGAGCAGAACGGCGCCACCTACCGCTACGTGCGTATCTACACGCTGGTGGCGGGTACGGTGGCAACCGGCATCAACTTCATGGCGTTCATCGCGAAAGACGAGGACTAAACCATGACTGACCGTTACGTTGAGGCGGAAGTGCTCGTCAACGCGAACATCACTCAGCGTAAGCGGGTTCTGCTCGCCGACTCCGGTGATGTCCCGACGACCACTTCCGCCGGGGTCGGCGCGCTGCCAGCAGCTTTCAACAACGATGCCAGCCTGACCGTTGTCGAGTATGGGAACGGGGTGATTCACAAGACCGTTTTCACGCTCAACGCGTTGTCCGTGCCGGTTACTGACGCGCTGGCCTACGCCTCCAGGCAACTCTACGACTTCCCGGAGGGTCGGATACTGGTCTTGGGCGTCACCGGATCGCTGCAATGGGCAGTGACGACAGATCGATCGACCACGATCAACGACAGCGCCGCCCTGAAGTGGGCGCTTGGCACGGCCTCCGCATCAAACATCACCTTGTCGAGCACGATGGTCGATCTGCTGCCGAAGACGGCCGTCACGCTGTCTGCGGCGACGACGGATCTCAACACGGCATCAAACGCCGCGTTGGCCGCCTCCGCGCAATTCGATGGAACGGCGACCGCGAAGGATGTGCTGCTCAATGTTGGATTCGAGACGAATACCGATATCGATGCGGACGGCACGTTGACAGCCACGGGCGTGATAACGCTGGTCTGGATCAATTTAGGGGACTACTGAAAATGGCACTCGTTACCTGTTACGACCCGCAAGGCGTTGAACACCAGAAGGAGCCGGTCGACGCGCGCGAATGCGTGAAGCACTGCGGTTTCACGTTGACGCCTCCCCAAGTGAAGTCCGCCAGCGGTACCGCTGCGCCTGAAGCATCGGTGGCCGCAACTGCGCCAGAGACCAAGGCCGGCAAGAGCGGCCAAAAATAATCATGGCACTCACCGACGCTCAGAAAGTGGATGTCCGTCGCTGGGCTGGATATCCGGTATCCGGCGACGCCAGCGTGGCGGTCTACTCGGACCCGGTGTATTTCCACGCCGGGTCGCGTGACGACTTGAACGCGTTGACGCTGGCAGGGCGCCTCGATCACCTGACCGACAGCGAGGAAACTGTTCTGGTCGAAACGTTCCTGACACCGATCGCCGCGCTGGAGTCCGCGATCCTCACGGTCGGCGACAACCTCGATACGAACAAGGCAGCCGTTTGGGAGCGCAACGTCAACGAGCAGAGCGACCGCGAGCGGTTGTTCAAGTCGGTCTGCCGGCGCATGTGCGCGTTTCTCGGCGTTCCACCCGGGCCGGGGCTAGGTACCGGTGGCGCCAATATCTCGCTGGTACGTGCGTGACCTTTGGAAGGCCAATCTATGAATGCCAATACGCCGGATGACTGGACTCCTGAGCAAAATTCTCTGTTCGCTCGCCTGCACAAGCTAATGTCCGAGAGCCAGTCCATTTTCATGCACCCAAATGCCCCGCGCCTTGGCGCCGCCGAATGGGCGACTGTCGCATGGAATTCAGCATGGGCTGCGGCCGAAATGATTGGGCGCGATGGCGAGTTGAAGTTCTGCGATTCGGAAACGGGCGAAGAGTTGGCGGCCGAGCGTACGGGAATGCTGCAATGATGACCGGCGCCCGACTGCAAGGCCTGCTCTACGCAGGCTATGCGAAGTTGGCCGCGAAAGCGGGCAGCATGTACGACGTCTACCGCTTCGACGACCCGATCGCCGTCACGGACGACGTCAACAAGATCGCGCGCATTCCGGTGGCGCTCGCGGCAGAGAAGAAATTCGCCATCCCGAACAAGTACCAGACCCCGACGTGGTACTGCTACGCCGATGGTCGTCTGCTGCAGCCGCGCGACATCCTGATCGGGCCTGCCGGCACGTTCTACATCGGCGACATGCAGCCGAACCTGCCGATCCAGGCGGTCGAGACGAACCACGTTATCGCTATCGGACGCGGCTCGTATGACGGCGGCGACCAGTCCATCGAGTTCTACGCCACGGGCATCCCGTGCTTCATGCAGTTTAAGCGCGAGGACATCAAGCAATCGCAGTACGCGACCACGATGGGGCAGGCGATCACGCACTGGACTACGTTCATTCCGCTGCCCGAGGGCACGCTTAAGCAGGACGACGTCGTGCAGGACGAGAACGGCATCCGATACATCGTCGACGCGCCGGACTTCACCAGCATCGGCTACGTCGCGCACTTGAGGTTGATCACGATTTGACGTCCTCCCCGCCCTAAAGGCCGGGGATTCCTACAGCTAGCGTCGCACGTCCGCGACGGAGAATGTTTATCGCAGCATTGAGATCGCGATCATGTTTACAACCGCAAACACTACACTGCCATTCTCTTATTCCAAGGCCTGCGATACCTTTCGGCCGCGAATCGGGCATGGCGCCGCAATCCGAACAGGCCTGGGAAGTAAAACTTTCATCGACTTCCTCGAACCACGCGCCATGCTTGATAGCCTTGTACGCCAGTTGATGTCGGAAGGTCGACCAGCCGGCATCGAGAACAGACTTCGCCATGCCGGTCCTGGCGAGTCTGGCGGCGGCGACATTGCCAACCGCGATGTAGTCGAATTGCCGGACAATGCGGTCCGACAACTTGTGCAGGAAGTCGCTGCGACGGTTCGCAATCTTCGCGTGGATCGCCTGGACGCGCCGCTTCTTGTTGGCGCGCTGCGCCAACGCAAGCGCTTCTTCGGCACCACGATAGATCCGCTGCGCTTCTATCTTTTCGCCCGTGGAAAGCGTCGCGAAGTCTTTCAGGCCGAGGTCGATACCGACACCGTGCAGCGGTTGCCGGGCATCGATATCGGGCGCGGCCACATCGATCACGATATTCAGGTACCAGTTCCCTCGCGCGTCACGCGAAAAGTTGGTGCCATCCTTGATCTTCCCTTCGGGCAGCGGCCTGCTGTTGAAGACGCGAAAGGTATTGCCCGCGAAACGAAAGGCATCGCCTTCCCGCTTCAGTTCCCGTCCCTTGATCGGTACCCAACCCAGGGAACGCTTGCCGCGATAGCGAAGATAAGGCCGCTTCTTTTGCGAACGCGATTTCGCATATTGTTCGCAGACCGCATTCACGGTCCCGGAATGCAAGCTCAGTTCCTTGCTGCTGCCGGTCGTCAGCTTGTTCAGGTCGAATCCGGTCAGCCAAGGACGCCCGAAGCGCAGGGCGTCCTTTTGCCGATCATTGCAGTAGTTCCAGACGAAGTTACACGCGCGGGCTTGCCTATTAAGCAGACCAGTGAGGGACTTGACGCGGTAACGGTAGACGAGAAGCATGCTGTGATTATATACACCGTGCCCATGAGCTTAAAGGCATCGATTGCTCCTCAATCGGGTCGTTTCCTCCCCGTCCTTCCGGGCGCGGTTTCGCGGAGCAACTCATGACGATGACCATCGATCTGGCCTCCGCGCTGGCGGGGCTGAACCGGCTCGCCATGCTCAACATGTCG